ATGTTAAAACCCGGCATAACCCGTTTTTTATTGGCTGCATTTGTAATCTTTTTTCATATCAGCAAATTCTTCTTCCTGGGGCGGTTTGCTGTTTGCAGCTTTTTTATTTTAAGCGGTTATTGGATAACCTTGATGTTTGAGAAGAAGTATTCGCTTAAAGAAAATCCCTTAAAAACTTTTTATATAAGTAGGGTTTGGCGGCTGTTCCCCATTTTTTATGCGTTTACCATTATCGGCTTTTTTGTTTGGTGGCTAACGGATAGGAGTGTACCTTCAGTTATAAATAGTTTGCATGGCATAGATAGTGCAGTATTTTGGCTGTCTAATACGGTGTTGTTTACTTATTATAGTCTACCTAAGGTTACTATACTGGTGCCTGCCTGGTCGTTAGATATTGAAATGCAGTTTTATATTCTGTTCCCGCTGCTCTTTTATATCGGTTATAAAAACTATAAACGGCTTAACTATATTTTCCTTGCAACGCTACTATCGTTTGTTTACGTATCGGTATGCTATTCAAACCTATGGGTGAAAAATTCCATGCTCGTGTACCTTTATTTATTTGTTTTCGGGATGATCATTTATTTTCGGAAACTTCAATTTAAGTCGATCACCGAAAAGATTTGCATCATAATTGCATTAATTATCACAGCGCTTCAATATGTATTTCCATATTCCATCCATCATTATAAAGATGAAGCATCGGTTTATTACATCATGTTGAGCTTTGTGTTGGTCGCCTTATTTGTGCCAACGCTTGCTAATTCTGTAAGAAGAACATCTGATAAAAATGACCGCTTTTGGGGTGAGATGTCATTCTTGGTTTACTTATCTCATTGGGTATGGATAAAACCTTATGGTTTCTTTTCAGAAGGGACATCTACACTAGTCCATACTATTTATCTGTTGTTGTTTTTTGCCGTAACTTTTTTATCGTCGCTAATCATTTACAAACTAATCGACAGGCCGATGGAAAAACTTCGTCACCAATGGATCAACAAACAACCATAATATTTAAACGGCAGCTTTGGCTACGTTTTGATAATACCATTCTAACAGGTAAACGCCATCGCTCCAGGTCAATTGGCCATCCGCAGCCACTTGAGCAACGAGTATAGAAAGATTGTGCAGAAAAGCGCTTTGAATATCGCCATCTAATCCTTGCAGCACTTTTATGGCACATGCTGTAATCTGCGCTGGATCAGTAAGAGTGCCGCAGCTATCTGCTAATTTTAGTTCGGTTAAGATCTCCGGTATTTTGGCTCGGAGCAGATTTACGATATCTTCGCCAATGCCATCCGGAATAATTGCGGCCAGTACATCCGCCTCGGGGCTATCAACAAAAGTTTTAATCGCTTCGGTTACTGTTACGCCGATGTGAATGGCTGTTTTTAATTCTGATGGAAAGCCATCGAACAGGGTTTTAATGCCTGCCCATATTTTTGTAAGGAATGTTGTTAGACTCATGATTTTGGGGTTAATTGTTTATATTTTATTTCCTGAATTTGTTGCTGAAGAATATTCACTTCGCTTTCGAGAACTTTCAGGCGTATCTCGTTTACGCGTTCAGTTGTTTCTTGTTTATTGCGGAGTTCCGACATGCCATCTTTTAGATTGAAGTAAGTAGTCATTACTGAAGCCACTATACTTGCTGTGCTCACCACAGTTACAATTATGTTTTTAATGGTGATGCCTTTTAGCTCCTGGTGTTCAATTGCTGTCATGGGTGTTTTAGGCATAGTTTATCAATCGTTTTTGCCATACTTTGCCCCACTCTGCATATCCGGCATCTTTGCGATAACTGGCTTCTCTTTCAGCATTAATCTCGGCATTAATTTCAACTGGTGGAAGAGTATTTAAAGCATTTAATGTTGCCAAGCCTATCTTTTTATCTACAACTAAAAGCTTTGTAGTTGACTTGACTGCAACTATCACATAGTTACATGCCGCCTGCATAAATTTGCGAGCCATGCCTTCGCCCTGATTAACTGAGCAATCGAATAAATTATTAGCCAGTTGCTGGTCGGTTACCTGATCAAGACTTACCGTATCCCAGTAACTTGCCTTATAAAAGTGTTCAATATTAGTTTGTAGGGACAGATTTTGCGAGAGCAACACATTCATTTTACTGATACTTAAACCGGGATTGCTTTTTTTGATCGTATCGATGATAGGCCAGCCGTTCCATTGCGGGTTTGCACCCCGGTCAATGCCCCGGTAGGTTTCTTTTTCACCGATGCCGGGATTATAACCACCCTCATTACCGAGGATGGTTATTTTGTACGCTTTAATAAAATCAGCCATATATTAGTTTGATACCGGGGTTTTGATAGATGCCGGGGTGAAGAAGTTTTTGCTGATATAAGCGGTACCAGCCCCCAAGGCAACGGTGCCGATGAGTTCCCAATTAAAGCTTAGCGAACCGGCTTGCAAACTGGTTTGGATTGTAGCTATAACGGCGCTGCCTACGGCTACAATAAGGCCTTTTGCCAGGTCCTTTAAATCAATGCTGTACAGATCTGATGTTTTCATGTGTTATTGTTTAATATTTATTATAAATTATGAGAGGATATGTTATTATGCTTTTGCATATTTGGGAATACAGAATAATTAAGCCATTCCCCTGAATGTTTGAACGGATAAAAGCCTTAAAAAGCAAGCTATTTGCTGACATTACTACCATTCCTAAAATACTTCAACCAACGCATTTAACAGGGCTTGATGGTTTGCGTGGTATAGCTATTATCCTGGTGATACTTAGTCACGTGTTTATGAATTCCCCATACACTAAGTCATTTATCGGTGCTATCGGGGTTTGGACCTTTTTTGTAATTAGCGGGTTTTTAATAACCACCTTGCTTCTTAAAGAAAAAGTTGAAACAGGCGGGATAGCACTAAAGAAGTTTTATTTACGGCGGGTTTTTAGGATTTTACCTGTAGCTTACCTCTTTCTTACCGTGTTGGCAATACTTAACTATTACCAGCACTTGGGTGTAAAGCCAATATCTTTTACATCCGCAGCTTTATTCATACAAAATATACCCGGATTTTATAACTGGTATGTTGAGCATTATTGGAGCCTGTCGGTCGAAGAGCAATTTTATCTCGTGTTCCCTTTTTTATTAGCTTATGATGTAAACAAGTATTTAAAGGTTATTATATTTTTGATAATTGCTGTGCCGGTAATTGAATATGTTGGTTTTAACTATCCCGGTATGTCTCAAATTCATGTATTACATGTAATTATATTTGTAATCATAAATTTGTTAGGCAATAGCGTTTTTATACTTATTGGCTCGTTAATGTCTATCCTGTTGTTTAAGGGGTTTATAATTATAAAAGATTCTATTTTTACCCGTGCTTTAAGCCTTATATTGTTTATTACTGTAATATTGATTAGAACCGACTCGTCTTTATTATTTATAAATTATTCCGAACTCTATATAGTCCCGTTTTTAACAGCTTTTATTATCATATTAAATTTAAATCCTAAAAGCTTTTTTAACTACTTGCTAGGCAGTCGGATATTAATCTATTTAGGGGCACTTTCTTACAGCCTTTATATATGGCAGCAATTGTTCGATAACCAAAATACCTGGATCATTAAATCAAACTCGGTATTATTACATTTAGTGATGCTATTTATAGTAGCAAACGCTTCTTATTATCTTTACGAAAGGTTCTTTTTAAGGATGAAGAAAAGATTTATAGTAAAATTAAAATAACAATAATTAAATGGATACGGATACGGCAACTTTAAATCCTGAACAAATAAGTGTTTCAGATAAGCCTTCATATATCCCCGGATTAGATGGAGTAAGAGGGGTTGCCGCTTTAATGATTATGTTTTTGCATATCATCCCTAATTATAATTCGCCCGCTCATCCTTTTTTATCTGTTTTAAGAAAAGTGGCAATAATAGGCCAATGCGGTGTACCGCTGTTTTTTGTACTATCCGGATTTTTGATAACCAGGATATTGTTATACACTAAAAATAGGCCAGGCTATTTTAAACAATTTTATATTAAACGCGCGTTGCGGATATTTCCATTGTACTACTTATACCTAATAATTAACTTTTTTCTTATACCATTATTTAGCGGGCAGGCAGTGCCGGACTGGAGCTTAACCTGGTCTTTCTATTTCTATCTGCAAAATATAGCTATGACATTTAATTGGAAGATGGTAGATATTCCGCATTTGTGGAGCCTTGCAGTTGAAGAACATTTTTACCTGTTATGGCCTATAGCTATTTATTTCTTTTCGTACAAACCAACACTTAAAATTATAGCTGGCATCATTATCTTTTCGCTATTGTGCCGGGTTTATTTAATATCAATAGGCATCGGCACCTATTATTTTACCCTTACCACATTTGATTCATTAGCTATTGGCGCATTTTTGGCTTACAATGAAAAGAAACAATGGCTTAACGCTAAACGGATGCTTCAAATAGCGATAATAATTCTCATACCAATGATTGTTATTTTCCCTTTAGCTACAGGAGGTGGAAGTAATGTTGTTCAGTATTTTAAAAACCCGGTTATTTCTGTTTTTTGTATGGCAATAATTGGTTTGGTGAGTATGAAAAGCTATTATATTAATCGCTTTTTTAATAATGGTTTTCTAAAGTATACCGGGAAGATCAGCTATGGCTTATATGTATTTCATCCAACCTGTTATTACTTTATCGATAAGTATTTACACCTTACCAATTTTGGACTCGATATTGTGATTTGCTTTTTGGGATCATACTTAGTAGCCACCTTGAGCTATTATCTTTTTGAGATTCACTTTTTGAAGTTGAAAGGGGAGAATAAATTAGTAAGAATATTAATTTGATAATTTATTATTCTGAAAATGGTTGGAGAATATAATCAGCTGCTCCTAAATCTGTATTCATATTTGTTGGTAACCCGTGATTGTTTTTATTACTCATATCACGTATTCCAAGTTGAACATTACTTCCGTTTTGTAAAGGCGAAAAATCTAGCATCTCAAACTTTTCGAACTGATACCAAACAAAAAGATTATCAGTTCTTATTGGGTTATTCCCAATACCATAATTAAAGTTGGTAATTATATCGTCGTCGCTAAGAATTTCTTTATACATTCTAAACTCATCCACTTTTTGAGATGCATAAAGATTATACTCAACAAGACCGAATATATTAAATAGTTCAAAAATTGCTGTGTATGGATAGTTTGGTATAGTCATCCCAGCGGTTGATTTCATTGCTGTATTCCCATTCATAGTGAATCCAAGCGCTTTGTTCTGGAAATCCATCGTTATTACAATATGATTTCTAATATTTGGTATCAAATTACTTGAAGAAGAAGTGCCAAATTGGACAGCACCGGTATTGCAGAGAATTTGATAGGAACTGTTTCCTTGCGGTTGTCCTTGTAATCTTGCTAGCGCCGTAACGCCTTCACTTGGGGGGTAATTGTCATACCATTCAATCCACCCTTCGAATGCTGAAAAATTCTCAGACGAAGGTAAAACCCAAAACTCGATGGTCCACTGATTAGGGATATTTTGACCAATTAATGTCGGTACTTTTAAGTAAGCTCCGGCATTAATTCCTGATGCGCCAGTTAAAGAAATCCCATTCCCAAACCCAAATGCCGGCGGCAATGCTCTATTGTACCCAACTCCTTTTGGGCCTTTTATTTGTGGGTTTAACCCGTTTCTGCTTGCCATGTTTTATGCGGTGTATGCCCCTCCTGAGGTGGTTACGGTAATAGTTTCACCGGCATTTAGCGCGGTTAGCATACTCATTTGCAGGTTGATGCCTAAATTAAGGTCGATAAATGGATTGCCGTCGCTGTCAATTTGAATCCAGGGTAAGTTGCCCCGGTTTAAACCTGAAACGATTGATACTGAACCATTAACCCCGGCGCCAGAGGGAACCGTTATGATCCCTAATTGTGAGATTTGACCGGTAGCTGAATTGTTTACCTGCAACGCCATATAATTCTGACTCGCAGCCGAACTGCTTATCGTGATAAAATTGATGCGGCTTGCCGGATCTGCCGGGGCGAAAATTTGTTTGGCCGTGGTGCCGTCGGTACTGCTAAATGAGGTTGGCACAACGGTAATTGCCTTGGTAAAGGCTACTATTTGATTATAATCTGCCATGGTTATGAATAATTAGATTTTTTAAAAATGTTTAAGATCACATTGGTTTGGCTAAGGGATGATATATCTTCTGCAACCTCGTTGATGGCTTCTACAATACTGCTTTTGTCGTCGGTAACCAAGGTTGTTAGATCTCCAATAGTGCTGTTAAAAGTTTCTGTAGTCACAGCATCACCAGACGATGAACCACCTGATGCAGGTGGATTAATCCATTGGGTATGGTAATCCGTTCCATCAATTTTCGCCAAAACTTGTCCTGCCGTACCACCAGCTACAACGCCGGGGCCTGCCGGGCCAGTTGCACCTGGCGTTCCTTGTGAACCGGTAGCTCCGGTTTCACCCGTAGTTCCTGCGGCACCAGCGGGGCCAGTTGCGCCAGTAGTTCCTTGTGCGCCGGTAGCTCCAATTGGGCCCGTAGCCCCGGTTGCGCCTGCTACCCCAGCTGGGCCTTGAATACCTTGCGGGCCGGTAGCTCCTGTTTGTCCCGTCGCGCCAGCTTCGCCAATTAATGATACACCGCTACTCCAGGCACCCAATGTTTTCGGGCCGAAAAATGCATAGGTAGAGAGGTTGATGTAGTAATCGCCGTTATTGCCTATGGTGTTTGCTGGGTCGGTAGTGCCGCTGAGCAAGGTATTGCCATTTGTGCCGCTAATTCCGTTTGTACCTGCTGTGCCTTGTGGGCCTTGCGGCCCTGTTGCCATTGAGAACACCTGGCTCCAGGTGCCTGTTACTTTTTGATAAAATATCCCGGTAACGGTGTTGATATAGCTGTCGTTATTATTGCCAATTGTACTGCCGGGCATACCCTGTCCGTACAAAAGCGAACTGCCTATGGTAGTTACAGCCGCCTCAGCGTAAGTTTGTATCCAGGCACCGTTTGTTTTTTGGTAAAACGATGGTGTATCAGTTTTAAAAAAAACATCGCCATTATTACCGGTATTGTTTTGCGGTAACACGGTACCAAATGTAATAGCGGATCCGGTTGATATATTCGATGATATAAACTGCAGCAACAGTGCGAAATCAAACTGATAGTCTATATTATTACTTACCAGCACCGACACATCGGTTGTGCCAATAGCCGAAGCAACGGGTAATTGGGTTATCGTTTTATCTGCCATTAGTTTAAAAATTGGGTTATGGGTAAAAAGCCATTATTTTGACTGAAGCTATCGCCCGGATAATTGAAATCGTTCTTGTCAATTCCGCGGATGCGTGGCCCGGCTTGCCTTGAGCTGCGATTTTTGCCGTTGAAGTTCCACAAAGGAAACTCGGAACGGTTATCCCACAAAAACTTTTCAACTTCGTTGGCGTGTGCATTGGCTACGCTACGTTGCTGCTGCACCAGTTTGGTAACTTCCTGCGGCGATAATGTATCACCATTGTCGTGATGCTTAATAATCGGGCCGGTAGCTGTGTAATGGATTGCGTCAGCTTCAATAAAACGGGCGAATGTAAAGTATACCAGCATAGGTAACAAGCCTTCATAAAGTACTACGTGACCGTAACGGTCGAGATATTCGGAACCATTTAACAGGTCTTTATAACATTGCGGGGTATTATCCTGCAATGTGCCGTCGGTATTAAAATACTGGATGAAATCGTAGTATAAAGCATGACCTAAAAATGGTTTGAGGTCGAGCTCCTGGGCTTTTTTAACGAACACTTTGATGCGTTCGGGTTTTATATTTACAGAAAGATCCTCGTAATTCTGAAATGTGATCTGATCGATCAGGTAAATTTGATTCATTTTTTTTGTAATGAGAGATTGAGTGGATTGAGATTGAGCGATGGCTCAAAAGAATTACTCACTTAAGCGATCATCGCTTCGGCCTCGGCTTGTTTAAAGCCATAAGCATAAACTAATACAGCGATCTTATTTTCAGCAGGAATAGCTGATAACAACAATTGATTAATGCTCGCCCCTGCTTTTATGCCTGCATTATCGTCGGCTACATTGGTTGAAACCGGGATGATATTCCAGTTATCAGATGGGTTAATATCGTTGTAAAAAAGGCTGAAGACAGATGCAAAGGTTTCAGATAATTCCAACCTATCGGCGGCGGTGTTATCATTAAATTCTTTGATCGCCTCTTTTTTTTCGCTACCATTACTCAATCCGGAAGTTTTATCGGAATTGATCAATTCTTTCGGTATCGAAAATCCTTTGATGATCCTGGACTCAACCGATTGCTCTGTGCTTTCAAAAAGCTTGTCGTTATTTTGGATAGAATAAGGCTTGAATTCTGGTTTAGAATTTTCGTCCTCATATTCGATCACGATAATCTTCTGCGAACTTTTTGTCCCTTGGAAAGCACCCAAATCCTGCTCCAACTGCGATGGGGTATTGTAATAATGCTGCTCGTCGCTGTCGGGTTTGGTGTTATCCGCCTCTTCTCTGCGACTTTGCATAAACAGCATTGTCGAAGGCAAAAATCCGGTTGAAACTTCGCGGTTATTAAAGATTTTGATGCCTGCTTCGGTTTCAAAATCTTCCCAAACGCTGTCGGCTTCAATTAAAGGGTAATCGTTTATCTCGGGATTAAAATAAAGCAATTGGCCTTTGTATTTTTCCCAGCCACCAGCATCAATTACCTGTTGTTTTATCGTTTCAGGATCAGGATTATAAGCATCCAAAAAAGTGATCTTATTACGCATGATGTTTTTCCAGGTCTTACGCCCCCAATCTGAATAGATGCCGAATTTTCCGGTTGTATCTTCGCAATCGGTATCACCCATGCGGATATCCTCGAACTTGATGTAATTAACCGATGCGATCTTAAAGTTCGCGTTGTAATTTACATGCATGCCGAAGCCGGTAAATAGTGCCTTATCGGTAGCGATAGCTTTCAATAATTTGGCTAGTGTTAAGCCATTTTGGTTGATAATTTGTTTGCCTAGATCCGGTTGTTCGAAACCGTTACCGGCGATAAATTTCGCCCGTTTATTCCAGCAATCTTTTGCCGTTGGCGAGCCTGCTACCAACTCCAGCATCCGCTGCGGATAGGCATTATCCATATCATAATTTAGGATGCCGAAGGTTTGATTAGGCCTTACTAAAATTCTGCGTTCAATTTGTGGTAAATAGGTTTTCATTGTTCCCCCCAACCCCCTGAAGGGGGAGTTAATAATTCAACTGATTGGTTTGGCTGAATATGATTATTATTTGATGTTGATATTTCTTCTTGCATTGCTGAATTTAGAGATTCAAATAATGAGGCGATATGCGGGTATTTCTCCAAATACCATTCTGCTTCGGCATCGCTTAGGTTATCATTATGATGTACCGCAGCTGAGCCGGGGGCAAACTGGTGCCTGCCGGGCTTTAAAATGTATTTCTTGCTTTTCATTGAGTCATTAGTCATTAGGTCATTGGTTTTGTTTGTTTTGATAAGGTCATTAGCCAAGGGATTGACTAATGACCAATGACTAATGATTAGTCTGTTGCTAACAAGGTTTCAATTGCCGCAATGGTGCTGGCAAAAGTTGCTGTTCCGCTGGTTGGTGCGATAGATACAGCACGCGGTGGGTATGGCTCCTTTAATTTATCAGGATTGGTTAGTTTTAGTTTGTAGCCACCATCCACGGTGTCATCAGCAGCACTGCGTTCCGCGTCGGTTAATATTAAGCCGTTTACCGCGCCGAACAATTCAATTGCTGAATCGCTTGAATTGTAATTGTTTACCGTGATAGCGCAAACACGACCGTAGCCCATTGCCTGCAATTGTGTTTTAATATCAACAGATAAGCCGGCAACGTTAAAATCGATCTCCTCGGTATAACGAGGCCCAACAGATGTTTTTGCCAGTTTAGATGTTGTGTTAAAACTGTTGTTAGTGCCTTGGTACTGATAGATTTTAGCGCCTGTTACCGGCGTAAGGCCAGTTACGATCAGTGGATTAGTTGTATCAAAAGTAAGGGTGAAATCATCCTGGTTAAAGATATAGATCACATCCTCGATACCCGCCGTAACGGGATTGTCGGCTCCCATCATGAAGCCTGCATTTATTTCGTTGTAGATTGACATTTGTTTTTTAGTATTTAGTAGCTAGTATCAAGTAGCTAGTATTTTGATTTTGAATTTGAGATAGCATCAAGCAGCAGAACATATCTTGCTACTTGATACTATGTACTTGCTACTGCTTACGCTGACAGATAAAATATCTCGTTAGCGAATTTGAAGTTTACGGCGGCTTTCATGCGGGCCTTCATGCGTACAACGTTATCGTTGGTGTAAGGCTTCATGTAAACAGTTGATAGTTCGGATTCATCGCCTAACAGATCTACGCCTAAGAACAAGTTTGATGAACGCGCACCTAAAATGGTGTTGGCCTGCCAGTGGTTCATTAATTGCAATGGCATACCTAAATAGTCCATTTGTTTGGCATCGGTAAAAGCATTTAACACGTTTACCGCCTTGTTGGCCTGAGCCTGAGCATAAGCGTAACCAACGTGCAATGGAATCTGCAGGTTAAAGTCATCCTGACTACGATCGGCCGGATCAAGCTGCGAATAAACTCCGCTTAATACGCCTAACACATTGCTCGCGTTGATATAGCTAACAGTAGCAGCAGTTGATGTGCCGGTGAAAGTTGCTGGTAAGCGAGTGTTAATCTCGTTATAATTACGAACTAGTTTAAAGCTTGTTGAACTGGCAATCTGGATAAAGTACGACTGGCCTTGTATGCTCATGCCTGGTGTGCCGTTTGTGGTATCATTGCTGGTGCCAGTTACTTCGGTAATGGTTACCACGTCGCCATCGGATAAGGTAGAAGTGTCATCCACGGTTACCAAACCTGTAGCATCTATTGCGGTTGCTTCCATAGAAGTTGGCGATTTTGATAAGCCTACTTTGTAAACGCCCGATGCTGCTGAGATGGATGGCAATAAGCCTGTGAATCCTGCTGAGAATGCCGCTTCTTTTGTGGCGGATTTGCCTAACCAGTACAAACGCTCGTTGGCTATTTGTATTTTAGTTAGATAACGCTGAACCATAAAGTCCGACAGGTCGACTACGCCTTCGTAATCCATAAAAGCGCCGGGTTTAAGGCTTTGGGCTTCCCATGATTGTACGAGTTTGTCCCATTGTTCCTGTTTCATAAATTCGTAAACTACCGGGTCCAGGTAGCTTTCGTTTTGCAGGGCGGTTGTGCCCTGATCGGCAAATATGCCTGATGGGTCCTGCAGCACCACGTCGTCGTCAACATCAAGTATTACCTTGCGCGATTTTACGTCGTTGATAACTGTTAGCAGGCCGCGCTTAACCGAATCGGCTTCGAGCAGCGTGCTGGCCATGAACCCAGCCAGCGCTTCGCCGGCATAGGTGTTGTTTGTAAATGTAAATTGAGCCAT